GAGGTGCGAGAATCGGTTCGTTCAATTACTGAAAAAGAAAAAGATGCTATTATTGTGGCATCTTATGGCACTTTTTCTACTGGTGTTAACATTCGCAATTTACACAATATCATCTTTGCAAGTCCTTCTAAGTCAAGGATTCGTAATCTGCAATCTATTGGCCGTGGCTTACGCATAGGTGAAAATAAAACTGAAGCAACACTATTCGATATTGTAGATGATTTTCGTGTAGGCAAATTTGCCAATTACACATTGAAACATTTCATCGAGCGTGTTAAAATATATGATGATGAAAAATTTAACTACAAGTTTTACAACATAGACCTAAAAAATGGAACAAACAACTAATAACAATATTAAAATAGTCCGACTACAAAGTGGTGAAGATATTATGGCAGATATTCTTCAAGACGAAGAAAACGATACCATTATGTTAGACAATCCAATGCAAGTTATCTTTAAAAGAATACCTACAGGTCAAACTGTAATGATGATGATGCCTTGGTTGCCAATTGAAATCATTAAAGAGAATAGTGCGGTTGTTTATTCATCCGATATTCTTACGATTATTGAACCAAAAGATGATTTAGTGAATTATTATGGAAGTGTTGTTATTGAGGCACAACAGAGAATGGAAGAGAAAAGAGACTTTTCTCCGTCAGAAGAAAATGAGGATGAAGAAGATGAACTGGATGAAGAAGAATTATTTGAACTTCTTAGAGAAAAGAAGAATCAAAAGATACATTAATATTCAAAGGGAACACCGTGATGATACGCTGTGTCAAGCCTTTTGTCAATACTTTATGAGGTAAATATGAAAGAACTATCAAAAACATTCCAAGAACAAGGTTATGTTCTTGTTAAAAATTTTATACCAAAAGAAACTGCCAAATATCTTTATGAGTATTTGAAATTTTCAATTATGGCACATCAACTAGCAGGAAACAAAACTGCCATAGAAGGAGACGACCAAGTAATTGGTTCATTTACCCGTGGTCATGGCGACCTTGCTTTAGATTCTTTAATGAAGATGATGAAACCTAAAATGGAAGAAGTGACTGGTTTACAATTATTTCCTACCTATACTTATTCCAGAATTTATAAACAAGGTAATTATCTTGCACACCACAAAGATAGACCTTCGTGTGAGGTGTCAATTACAATAAGACTTTCCGCATCAGATGACAGGTATAATTGGCCTATTTGGATGAAAGATTCAGAATATGAGCTTGACGATGGTGACGGAGTAGTGTATCGTGGATGTGATTTAGACCATTGGAGAGAAACTTGTGATGCACCCGAAGGTTGGAAAATGGGACAAGTTTTTATGCATTATGTTGATGCAAATGGTCCTTATGCAGAATACAAATACGATAAACGATTAGCAAAGGCAAAATTATTTGAGTGTGACTTATGAGTAAAACAACTAAACATTATGTAAACAATGCAGACTTTCTAGCTGCACTAATTGACTATCGTGACAAATGTGCAACTGCTAAAAAAGAAGGTAAAGAAGATCCACAAATACCAAATTACATTGGAGAGTGTTTCTATAAAATCGCAGACCATCTATCACGCAAACCAAATTTCATATCATATTCTTTCCGTGATGAAATGATTGCAGATGGCATTGAAAACTGCCTTATGTATTTTCGTAACTTTGACCCCGATAAGTCAAAGAATCCATTTGCTTACTTTACGCAAATCATTTACTATGCTTTTTTACGGCGTATTATGAAAGAGAAGAAACAATTATATGTCAAGTATAAGGCAACAGAACAGTTTGGTATATTAGATGAGTTTGAAATGTTTGAGGATGAAAATGGCAACACCAGACAATTTGAACTATATGAAAATATTTCCGAATTTATTCATAATTTTGAAGAAAATAAAAGAAAGAAAAAAGAAGGCAAGACTAAAGGCTTAGAAAAATTTATGGAAGAAGAATTGCCTGAATAATATTGACAACTTTAACAAAAGGAGATATAATGGACAGGTCTAAAATTGAGCATCATATCAAACATCTCCAAGAAATGCATGATGATTTGGATAAAGATATCAGAGAAGAAGAAAAACATTATGGTAATGATGCATTGATTACCTTTCTCAAAAAGAAAAAACTCAAACTCAAGGATGAAATAGAAGGATTTAAAAGTCAATTAATATGAAATTATGTATTTTGGGTGACACGCATTTTGGGGCTCGAGGTGATTCGTTAGATTTTCACAAATACTTCCAGAAGTTCTATGATGAAATATTTTTTCCCTATCTGATTGAGAATAACATTAAAGTTATCTTTCAGATGGGCGACCTGTTTGATAGACGAAAGTTTATCAATTTCAATTCTCTCTACCTATCTCGTAAATATTTCTTTGAGAAATGTGAACGATTGGGTATCAAACTTCACACTTTAATTGGCAACCATGATGTTGCTTATAAGAATACACTTGAAGTAAACTCACCATCATTGTTATTGAATGAATACCACAATGTAGAAATCTATGAAGATTTTACCACAGTAGATTTTGATGGTATTCAAATTGATGTTGTGCCTTGGATTTGTGATAATAATGTTGATTCTATATTTGAAAAAATGAAAGAATCAAAAGCACAAATTTGTTTTGGACATTTTGAGATTGCCGGTTTTGAAATGGATCGTGGCAATGTTTGTGATGTTGGCCTTGACAAAAAGTTGTTAGCTAAGTATGATATTGTGTTAACTGGTCATTTTCATCACAAATCAACAGATGGTAACATTACCTATGTTGGCACTCCGTATGAAATGACATGGGCAGATTGGAATGACCCAAAAGGTTTTCATATCTTTGATACTGAAACCCGTGAACTTGAATTTGTGCAAAACACATTCTCAATGTTTCACAAAGTTACCTATGATGATGGTAAAACAACATTTGAAGATTGGAAACAATATGACTTTAACAAACTCAAAGAATGTTATGTTAAAGTAGTTGTATTGAATAAACAGAATCCATATTTGTTTGACCATGTTGTAGATAATCTTTATAAAGCAAGTGTTGCTGATTTATCAATCGTTGAAGATTTTACAGATATAAACATTGATGTGGATCAAGATATAATTGACCAAGCAGAAGATACGATGACAATACTTTCTAAGTATATTGATAACCTAACATTGGATGTTGAGGCCGAAAAACTTAAATCAATCATGCGTGAACTATATGTAGAAGCGCTTAACACAGAGGTGGCAGAATGAGTTATACGACTATAATGAATAATCCTTGGGAGAGAAATGTTATTACATATCCTTGGGTATATTGGGACAATGCATTTACTGAAGAAGAACTTCAAAAAATGTGTGACTACTTTGCAGAACAAGGTGTTGAAAGGGGCACAACAATTGGTGCAGTAATACCAGATGCAAATACAGGTGAAATTAAAATTGACCAAGCACCAAATGAAAAAGTAAGAAAATCAAATGTAAAGTTTCATAATCGAAATGAAAATACCGCATGGATATATGACCGATTAAATTGGGTGATTCAACAACTTAATGAACAATTTTATGGTTTTGATTTGCATGGATATGATACAATGCAATACACCGAATATGAATCCGTAGAAGGTGGTAAGTATGATTTTCATATGGACACAATTATGGGTCGAAATGTTCCAACAGATATGCAAACACAAGGCACTCGTAAGTTATCTCTCACTATGGCGTTGAATGAACCTGATGTTGATTTTGAAGGAGGTAGTTTTGAAATTAATTCTGGAAAAGAAGCAGACGCTGAAAAGGTTGAATTGAAAAAAGGACGAATCATTGCATTTCCTTCTTGGATGCTTCATCGTGTTGCTCCAACAACAAAAGGCAAACGCAAATCTTTAGTAGTATGGGTATTAGGACCTAAGTTTAAATAATGATTTTATTTCGTAATGTTCGGTGGAAAAATTTACTTTCCACTGGTAATTATTTTACAGAAATCAATCTGTCGAATAACACCAACACCTTAATTGTAGGTGAAAACGGTTCTGGAAAAAGCACAATGCTTGATGCATTGTGTTTTGGCCTATTTGGCAAACCATTTCGTGATATCAATAAACCTCAGTTGTTGAATTCAATCAACAATAAAGATTGTATTGTTGAGGTTGTCTTTGATACAGGTAATAAATCCTACAAGATTGTTCGTGGCATCAAACCAAACATCTTTGAAATTTACTGTAATGGTGAACTTGTAAATCAAGAAGCCGCAAGTAGAGACTATCAAGAATACCTTGAAAAGTTTATTCTGAAATTAAATTACAAATCGTTCACACAGATTGTAATTTTAGGTTCTGCATCATTCACACCTTTTATGCAACTGAAAGCGGCAGACCGCAGAGAAATTATTGAGGACTTGCTCGATATTCAAATCTTTTCTACCATGAATAGTTTGGTAAAAGACCGACTGAGTAACAACAAAGATTTGGTTGCAAATAAAAAACATGAAATTGATTTGAAACAACAAAAATTTGATATGCAGAAAAAGCATATTGAAGAACTGAAACAAAACAATGAAGATAAGGTAAAAGAGTATGAGACAGAGATTCAATGTAATAGCGATACCGTATCCTCCTTATTGGCAAATGTTACCATCCTTACGACAGAGGTCGAAACATTACAGAACTCTGTGGCAGTTAAAATTGAAACAGAGGCTAAGGTTAAGACGATTACAAAACTTGAATCGCAAATTGAAAGCAACTTATCCAAATTTCGTAAGGATATCGGTTTCTTTCAATCGCATGATAATTGTCCAACATGTAGGCAAACCATTGCCATGGAGTTTAAAGAAGAAGAACTTGCCAATCTCTCTACCAAAGTTACGGAGTGCGAACACGGACTCTCTCAACTCGAACAAAAATTAAATGCAGAACAAGAAAAATTAAACGACATTGCAGAAAAACAAAAAGAATTACAACGAAAACAAGTTGAAATTGCCACTTACAATACAACAATCACCGAAACAAATAAGATGATTGCTCGTTTGCAAAAGTTGGTAGAAGAACTGAAAAACTCTAAAACGGTATCTGACAAAGAAGAAAAAGAATTAAGCGACATAAAAGACGCTTTAAATGAATTAAAAGAATCTTTAAAGACGCTTATTGATGAACGAACATATTATGAAGTTGCTGGTAATCTGTTGAAAGATACTGGCATTAAAACAAAAATTGTTAAACAGTATTTACCTGTTATCAATAAATTGGTGAACAAATACTTGGCATCATTAGACTTCTTTGTGAACTTCAACTTAGACGAATCGTTTAAAGAAACAATCAAGTCTCGCCACAGAGATGAATTCACCTACAATAACTTTTCTGAAGGTGAGAAACAAAGAATTGATATGGCATTGATGTTGACATGGCGTGCTGTTGCCAAATTAAAGAATTCATCGAATACGAATCTACTGATACTTGATGAAACATTTGATTCTTCATTAGATGCCAATGGTACAGAAGAACTGATGAAAATCCTACATATGTTAGAGGGTGTAAATCTATTTGTAATTTCACATAAAGGTGATATACTGCAAGATAAATTTGCAAATGTTATTCGATTTGTGAAAGAGAAAAACTTTTCAAGGATAATGAAATGAGTGAAACGCTAATTATTGATACAGGTGCGGCACTTGCAACACCTTCACAACAAGTTAAGGTAGACCCATTGCCTTTGTATGATGAAAATCATCCAATGTTAAAGGTGCAGATACCTGAATATAAACAAGCCGTGCCAAATCCAATTATGGAATTACTAATAAAACGATTGAAGATGACCATGAAATTATATGGCGGTATTGGACTATCTGCAAATCAATGTGGTGTATTTGAAAGAGTGTTTGTCATTGGCACAGACCATTTTCAAATTGCCTGTATCAACCCCCGTATCATTGGTAAGGCACCATCAACAATTAAAGAGAGTGAAGGTTGCCTCTCTTATCCTGGTTTGTATGTTAAAATTGACAGACCAGATTGGGTTGATGTTGAATTTATTGATGAGACAGGCACACTAAAACAAATGCGACTTGAAGGTGTAACTGCAAGGTGTTTTCAACATGAACTAGACCACATGAATGGTATTCGTATGGTTGACCATGTAGGTCCTGTTGCATTACAAATGGCAAGAAAGAAACAGGAAAA